TCCTTTAACTTTAAATTTTCGTTCTGTCATTCGGCACTTAGCGCAGCCCGGCTTATCATAAATCTTGTATGTCATCTAAATTTCCCCTTAGTATGAAAAAGAGCGCCAGATCCTTTTACCGATCCAGACCTCATTATTTTATTCATTTACTACCCCACCAGTTTCACCCAGTAAGGTATCAAGTTAGTCAATTTTATTTAGTGAGTGAACTACTCGTCACTAAAGTGGCAAGCTTCTAGGAACACTGCATACTTATACAGAAAGCCTAAACTTACTGTAAAGAGGTTACAGCTATTTTACTAAGGGCTGTTCCAGCCCATCTTAGTCTTTTAAGCATTTAAGATATTCTTTGCAGCGTTAATATCCCTGTCGTGGTGAACACCACAACGTGGACATATCCACTCTCTAATATCTAAGGTATGCTTACCATCATCATAGCCACAACTAGAACATATCTGTGAAGTTTTTCTAGGGTTTACAGTGACTAACTGTTTACCATACCATGCACATTTATATTCTAGCTGTCTCCTAATCTCTCTCCAACTTGCGTTAGTTATTGCTCTAGACAGCTTATGATTCTTAAGAAGATTTTTGGTTTTCAAATCTTCTATTTTGATTATATCATACTGTTCTATCAGTTGTCTAGTAAGTAAGTGCAAGTAGTTACTTCTTTGATTAGCTATCTTCTCACTGTACTTAGCAACCATAGCTTTTGCTTTCTGGTAGTTCTTGAAATCATTTAGATCTCTAGGCTCTAGTACCTTATTATGCTTATCCCAAGCTATTTCTGCTTGTGCTTGTAATCGTCTACGTGCCAATCTTTTCTCCCAGTAATGTTTCTTCTTGGCTAGGATCTTGTCGAACCTGATTGTTGGGTATTTAATACCATCACTGGTAATCATCAAATCAGCTAAACCCATGTCAATACCTACTTGCTTATTAGTCTTGCTTAGTGCTTGGTTTTCACACTCTGCAATCAGTACAAGATAGTATTTACCAGTATGTGTAAGTTTAATTGTTCCTAGCTTAATCTTGCTAATTTCTTCTAGCTTTTTGCTGCTCCCTTTAAACTTCATGTACCCAAGCTTAGGAAACTTAACTTTGCTATCCTTTAGCTTAATCATATAATTTGTTTGATAACTTTGCTTGGGGTACTTCTTAGCTTTAAACTTAGGAAATCCCTTATTAGTCTTAAAGAAATCCTTGTAAGCATCAACTAGATTTTTACAAGTTATCTGTAAACTATGACTCTCTGCTTCCTTAAGCCAATGATATTTTAGCTTCATTGCAGGTAATAACTTATCTAAAGTAAAGGCACTTGGAAAAGGTAACTTGGGATTATTAGCATATCTCTCCTGTAGCATACCCAGCATCTGGTTCCAAACAAATCGGTTGTAACCAAAGTTAAGCTTAATACTTGCTTGCTGTTCTTTGCTAGGGTATATTCTTAGCTTAATACCCTTCAATACCATATTTATCACCTTTATATCCTGTATCAAAATCTGCAAAGCAAAGAGGATTCATCTTGTCACTAAAGTAACTAGTTTTCTCAACTAGTTCCATCAAGTTAGTCAATTTTATTTAGTGCATACTTTGCCATAAGGTGACTTGCAAAGCTACTAGCAGTTACCTTATTAGGGTTCCATTCCTGAATATCTTTATTTAGTAACCTTAACACACTACTAACATCAATGCAACCTAATTTTTGCAACTCATCTTTAACCTGTTCTTGCTTACTCATTGTTCCCCTCCTAGGCATGTATAATATAGACTTAGGAGGTAGGATGTCTAATAGATATAATGAACAGAGTCAACCATGTTTTCTGAATACTCAACTAGTTCAAATGTCTTTCTAGAGATAGCACCAATATCCTTACTCCATTGGTCAAGCTCATTTGGCTTTAACGTAGAGATCTGACGCTGGAAAATACCACCTAAATCTTTATCTAATTCTGTATGTAAATGACCTGAAAATAATTCCCTATTTGTTGATTGTGCCCAAAGTTCTGGGAACTTGCTTGCATAAATAGACACAAAGTTCTTTTTACCCTTGTCCCCATGTGTAATGCCAATCATATTGTGACCAACATGTGTTGCCTTATAATGCTCATAAAGATCAATATCCCACTTAATGTCAGCATTAGCATACTCTTGCTTAAGAATGCGAACAAGCATGTAAGACAAAGTATAATCATGGTTCCCTGGCACACTAATGAACTCTACTTTAGTCCCTTGGTCTAAGCACCAACCAATAAGTGTTTCAAAATACTTAAGGGCTTCATCAATCATCTTGTTTACCTTAGTTGTTTCAAGAATAGTCCCCTTAGTTGTTGTTGAATTAACCGTATCAACATGAACAGCATCGCCACCCTGAATAATAACAATCTTCTTATATGGATGACCTAAAATGACTTTCTTCTGCATTTCAAGAGCATGTTCATAAAATGGCAAAGTTTCCCCATTAAAATGTGTATCAAACACTGGGACAACTAAGTAGTTATAGGCGCATGAAGGATCAATGTTCTTATCCTTAAGTAACTCAAATGGCTTAACGTGGGATTCAAGGGCATCTGACAAGCTCTTATAGTCAATAGGGTTATGCTCAGCGGTAACATTCGTTGAGTAATTCCACATTCTTCCTTGCTTAGTTGTTACAACAGACCACTGACCCCCACGAATCTTTGTGATATGGTAATCTTCTGGGTGGGCAATACCAGCAATTCTTAAAAGTTCTTCGTCTGAGAACTCACGTTGTTCCCTAAAGTTTTGGTTGATATTAGCCATAACATGATCATTAGAGAAAGTCAAATTTTCTGAATGGTCGTCATTTTTAGGCTCGCCATTAGTCCTAAAACCAGCACGGTTAACCTTAATTCTAACAGCCTCATGTGACACATTTAATCCATATTTTTTGTTGATTACATCAGCAGCCTCTGCTGTTGTTTTACCTTGTGATAATAAGTTAAGCGCCTCATTAAGACGTTCTTTTGTCCAAATTTTTGACAAACTTTTCCCTGCTTTCTGTGGCAAACTAACTTAATTATACCACATTATTCCCACTGATGACGTTTCTTCTTCGTCTTCCAGCCTGCTGAGTTACGATGAGCGACTCCATCCCAATCAAGCACCTTTGCATATTTCTTACGCCAGCTTGTGTATCTACTATTATGCCTCATTCTATAGTCTTCACTGTTAGCCTTGCTGTAAAAAGTAAGTAGTCTTTTGTACTTAATGCCTGAATTTGTCCAAGCAGTGTGACTCTTATGGTACATAGGCCTTCTGCTACTATAGCTAGGAACCGTATAGTCATTTAAAAAGATGCTGATAATATCTTTAACAGTAAGTTTATAATCTATCTGATACTTATAATCTGGACGCTTTGACCTCTTCAAGGCATAAACAGCAGGTATGGCTACGTAGCTAATCCAGCATTTTAATTTACTGGCGTCATCTGTGTATTTTAATTTAACATCATGTGTTGTTTCATCTGTTTCATAATAGCCATATACAGGGGTACTTAACTGACTATTATCAGGAAGCATTGCGACACTACGAATAGACCCTCTTCCTAATACCCAAAGCGCCTCATACCAATACATAATCTTAGAGTTTATATAATAAACGCCAAATTGCTTAGTGGCATACAAGGTCATTCCCCCTTTTTAACATAAGATCGTTTTATGCTATCCTTTTAGGATTATAGCGAACAAGTCTATCCATGTCATATGAATAGTCAAAATTATAATACGTACTTGTTGGCTTAAGAAACTTTAATCTAAACTCTTTAAAGAATCCATACTTTACTTTAGTAGCATACCTTAAATCAGCCGTATAGTTATATTCTTGTGTAACTTTTTGTACAAACTCATTTCCTGGATCATATGCTAAAACATAGATGTGATTTGTATGATCATTCCTGAATAAATAAAGAACCTCCTTAAACTTGCTAATAGGAGTTTGTTTATAGTATCTGCTTTTATAAACTTTAACCGGTGCTCTCTTTGGCTTTTTCATTAATATTCCTCTTTCCTTGCCTTAAAAATGATTCCTAATTGAATCCGTTAACTTCTCTCAGCTTATCTTGATAAGCATCTACTAAGTGATTTAAGATCCTCATATATTCAGTGGATCCCATAACATCCTGATAAGGAATTTCTATTTCTGTATAACCGTTCTTTTTAGCAAAACTTCTTTTAACGTTGTCACGATATTTCTGATATTCTATATCTTCATCAGTTTTATTAAAGTCATCTGTTTTTTCATAATGTTGTTTACCCTGAACTTCAATAACGGTCTTGATTAAAGGAATCTCAAAGTCATAGGGAAGACGATTACCTGTCTTAGGGTTAATACAATTAAGTTCTCCCTTTTCCTGATTAGTAAATTTAATATGATTATCCTTTAAGAACTGGTAAACCTTTAACTCTGAAAAAGAACCCATATTGTTGTCTTTAATAATCTTCTCATTTTTCTTAAAAATCTCTTTCTTGTGCTTTTCTTGATTGCTTTCATGAGGCATTACTTCACCGTGACGCCCCTTATACTTGTAAGAATCTGAATAATTATGTGCTAAGTCATACTTGTCAAACATTTTGTTATAGCTAAACTTTTTACCATGTTTATTTTTATGCTTTTTCATAGTACAATCTCCTTATCCTGTTATGCGGTATAACCATAGCACAATGAATATAAAAAGTCAATAGTAAATTTAAATATACCAAAAAGTAATGTTTATTAAGTTATTAATCCTTAACCTTATTTTGTTCATGATTTGTAAACATTGGTAACTTTTTAAACCTTTAAATAAAGTAAATACTCCTTTCTTATAATCCCTAAGTGTGCCCCTTAGTGCTCTTATTACCCCGAGTACCCTTAGGGCATTTAGGTAGTATTCTAGCCTTATCTAAAGGTTTAAATCTTTTTGCTTTTGGTCTTGCTTTTTCAGCTTTAGCTGATAGCCTTATAGGAAATTTAGAGCTGCTTGAGAGAGTTAGCCCCTTAGGAGACACACAAAAAATATGTGTCTCTTAAAGGGCTTACTCAAGACAGCACAATGAGGGTTCCCCGTCACAGTCTCGCCCTGTTAGTAATAGACTTTCGTCTAACATACCCTTATGCACAGTAGTGCCCATGCATTAGCTATACGGTGTATAACTTCGAGTACGCGCCGATTCCCGTAAGAATCCACTACGTCCACCTGACCTTTATAGTAGTCACCACTCATCCAATGAACCAACAGGGAAGCCATTGGAGCTTCTTCATACAGCTACAACATGTGTAGCCCTCGTGTACGTCCCCGGCAAGAAGTAAGCGGGGTCAATGCAATAAGCATTTTCCATTTAATCTATAAAGTGTCTTTTGAATGCGATTAACTATTCAGTACCACTCTAAACTCAGCAGGCTGGATGTCCACCCTATATCTTTTACTCGTCTAGTATGCCTTTACCAGATAACCCAACTCACGAAGAGGTATCGGTTATAAAAGATTTATATTCAGTTGTATGCGTATTGCTTCGCCAAGCACGCCATTCCGCGGTTTATTTGTAATACTTAATTAGTATACCACACTTTTTTGCTAAGTCAAACTTTTTGCTAGTGTGTGGTTCAATAGCCCTTGCTTTTTGACTAGTTACAGTATAGCACACTTTTGTGACAAAATAAAAGTTGTGCTAGCTGTTGACAATTTAGGCAATACTGTGCTATTATAAATTAATAAAGGAGAACTCGGTATGAGCAAATACTATGCAGTTTCTAGAGGACGTAGGCCGGGCATATATGATTCTTGGGAAGATGCTAAGAAGCAAGTTGACCATTACCCTAAGCCAATCTACAAGAGCTTTAAAAGTGAGAATGAAGCCATTAATTGGAAGAATGAAGCAGATCGTCTGGGAAAATATCCTAAAAGTGCTGCTAACCCGTCAAATGGTAATATTAGCCTATTTAAGAGGTCAGAAACAAAGCTTGGTAAAGCGCAAAGGGAACATCAAGAAGAGGCTGACAACGCCCCTGATGGCTATATAAAGATATTCACGGATGGGGGTAGTCGAAATAGCGGCTATTCTTTAGGTGGACATTTAGGAATCAACGATTTGGCTGCTTGGGCATTTGAAGTTGTCTATCCAGATGGGACAAATTATCATGACTCTGGGGCCGAATTAGGAAAAACAAATCAACAAATGGAACTTGAATCCTTTGCAAGAGCTTGTGAGTTTGTCATTAACCAGCACATTAAGACGCCTATTATGTTCATTTTGGATTCTCGATATGTGCTTAACCCTCTGCAAGTTGGTGATCTTAAAAAGTGGGCTAATAATGGGTGGATAGAAGAGCGTGCTAATAAGGAATATTGGCAGCGAATATGGAAAGCTTATAGCCATATAGACCAGAAGGTCTACCTTAAATGGGTAAAGGGGCACAGTACGACAAAAGGCAACAATGACGTTGACAGGTTAGCGAATGAAGCTATGGATTCTATAAAGTGATATAATGGAGCAAGGAGGAAACTAATGAGCAAGAGTTACTATGTGATTGGTGATGCAGAGAAGAGCAAGACTTGGTTTATCACTAAGGCAGATAAAACTGGTATTGCTGCTAATACGACAGGAATTAGTAAGGCTTTAAAGTTTTACAA